TCATTTGACATCACTTTGGAAAGCGACAGCTTTACCAAGAATGCAGAGGGTGTCGAAATCTTTCTTGTATATTTCCTTTTCTTTATATTTGGGATTTTCTGAACGCAATATGATTAAGTCGGGGTATTTAAAGACTCTTTTAAGTGTTGTCTCACCATCCATGTATACAACTGCAATTTCTCCATTATTTACATCACTTTGTTTTTTGACAAAAATAATATCGCCATCGTTTATTCTTGCATTTATCATACTGTCACCTTTTGCTTTTAAACAAAAATCAGCTTGAATGTTTGCTCCAACTTCTATATAACCGTCAAAGTGTTCTTCAGCAAGTTGAGGAATACCACAAGATATTTCTCCAAGCAAGGGAAATTTTCTAGTTTCTATGGGTAAGATGTTTTCTATAGAAAAAACATTATCTTCATCATTCCAACCCATTAAATATGCAGGTGATATTTCAAGTGCATTTGCTAAGGGTTCAAGGATAGTGGTTGGAAAGTTTTCAATATCATTGCTTTCATATCTATATATAGTGGCTCTATTTTTATTTAACTTAGCGGCCAATTCATCAACAGTCATGCCTATTTTAATTCTACGTTGTTTAATTCTATCGCCTATAGTCATATGTGTACTTCCTCCTTTGTAATATAAATAAGATAATAACATGTATTTCGCAAATGTGCAACAATAAAGAAGAAAAAAAGAACAAAGTTGCATAAAATGCAAAAAAATGGTTGACGAGTGAAAAAATAAGTGTTATAGTTTGCGTAGTTGCACAATGTGCGAAAGAAAGGAGCGAGAAAATGGTCAACACTAATAAATTAAAAGGAAAGATAGTGGAATGTGAAATGAGTATTGAGTTACTATCAAAAAAAATCGGTATAGACAAAGCTACGATATATAGGAAATTAAAGGCTGATGGCAAAAATTTTACTATAAGAGAAGCAGGTCTGATAGCAAAAGAACTGGGACTTACACTTGATGAAGTTAATGCTATTTTTTTTAGTCAATATGTCGCATTTGATGCGAAATGATGTGTGTGTAGATTTACAGGCAAAGGATATATAAAAGATTTAGCAGCTATGTATGCCATAACAGAACCTATAATTAAATTAGTTTTAATATTCTGGTGGGGCATTATTAATTATATTTGGAGGAAAAAAGTGTTAGAGATAGTAGCGTTAGAAAATATGTATGGAAGTAAGGTACTTGCAGAAAAGATATCAGTATTTGCTGAACTAGGGTCTAAGGATGAAATATTTTATAAGATAGAAAGTGTATGTGGATTGCATAAGATTATATTATATGTAACAGATGACAAAGAAGAGGCAGAACATAAATATAATGAGTATACTAAAGTATTGCTTGCTGGACAAGAAAAATCTTTAGATAATAATAGAAGTAAAAAATTAGAAGAGAGTAATAACAACGGCAATTGTTACAACTCTGCAACTAAGTAATTAATTTAACACCTTTAGTATAAATGATGTAAATTATATTTGCAAGTATATTGTTGGAAGAGAACATATAAGTGTATTTAAAAAGAGAGGCATAATATGACGATTGAAAATTTAAGTCAAATAAATTATATAAAAAGAGAAATCAAAAACTTACAACTAGAATTGGAAGAACTGAATGTACGAAATCTGTATAAGTCTAATATTATTTCAGATATGCCTAGAAGTTCAGAAATAAAAGATGCAAATGTAGAATATTTAAGCAGAAAAATTATGGTTGAGGATTTATTAAATTATAACTTAAGAAAACTTCAAGATGAGAGAAGAAAGATTGAGGAGTTCTTAAATGCTATAGAAGATGCTGAAACAAGGTTAATACTTAGGTTAAGGTGTATTAATAATATGAACTGGCAAGAAATAGGAGATGAATTAGGAATGGACAGAAGAACTGCATCAAGAAAATTTTATAAGTTTTTTAAAGATGCCCACAATGCCCATTAGTTCTATGATATAGTGTAAGTGGAGATTAAGAGTTATATATTTGAGTTCTAAAAAAACTTAAAAAAATACTAATACAAGTAGTGATAAATCGAACACCTGCGTATGTGGGTGTTCTTTTTATAAATAAAATTCGCCTTTTTGGTATTGCAGGCGTTAAAGAACAAGATTGTCACTCTTAGGTATGCCACATTAAAAAATGAAATATGAAAGGAAGTAATAAAATGAAAAAATAAAATTATGATTAACAAAAAGGCGGTCAAGTTGTTGAAGGGGGTTGAGCGCTATAAATCAACAGCTTAAAGAATTTTAGCAAAGAGTAGGAAAGGGAAATAAGAAAATTTGAGTAAGTTATTAGCATTTACAGGTTGTAAAAAAGCTTAATTTGAAAAAGGTTTTTTATAAGATATTATCGGAGGTGTCGAAATGATACAAGATGTGTTCAATAAGATAATACAGGTACTTGAGAGAGAGTTTAAAGATGTTGATATTTATAAAGATAATATTGAACAGGGTTTAACAGGACCTTGTTTTTTTATTGAAAATTTAACATCTACATCAAAACATTTCTTAGGAAACAAGTATCTTAGGAGTAGTGATTTTTGCATTCATTACTTTCCGGCAGATAAGATTAATACTAATTATGAACTAAATACTGTACTAGAAAGATTATTTGATTGTATGGAGTTAATAGGTGAAGATGGGGATTTTATACGTGGAAATGATATGCGGGCAGAGCGAAACGAAGGTACCTTAACGTTTTTGGTGACCTATAAGTTTTTTGTGGTGAAAATAGGTAAGAGTGAACCGGAAATAGAAACTGTTGAGACAGTGACGAAGTTGAAAGGATAAATTATATGCGTAAAAAAAAGGAACTAGAGAACAAAACATCAGATATTGAGTCAAATACAAAAAAATATACAAAAGATTCAATTGTTAAATCTGAAAAATATGGTAGATATAAGGATTTACTAGAGACCGTATTGGCAGATGATGAGTTATATTCATTTTATGAAGTTGAGAAAAAAATAGAAAAGTTTATGAAAGGAAAGGTGAATTAAATGGCATTAGGTGGTGGGAATTTTACATCTAGGAACAAGGTTTTACCAGGAACATATATTAATGTTGTGTCTACAGCACGTTCTATGAATTTGCCAAATAGCAGAGGTACTGCTGCTATGGCATTGGAGTTGGATTGGGGGATAGACAATGAGGTTTTTGAACTTGCAGGAGTTGATTTACAAAAGAATTCAATGGAGATTTTAGGGTATGATTATAATTCTCCTAAATTAAAAGGATTAAGAGATTTATTTTTAAATGCAAATTGTGCTTATATATACAGATTAAATAGCGGCGGAGTTAAGGCTGAAAATACATATTCAATTGCTAGACACAGTGGTGTAAAAGGTAATGAAATTAAGACTACAGTTGCAATGAATGTAGAAGATAATGATAAATTTGATGTTATTACAGTTGTAGAGAATCTTGTAGTTGATTCACAGACAGTTGCAAGTGCAGAAGAGTTGATTGATAATGCTTATGTTAAATTTAAAGCAACATCATTATCAGAAGTGGTAGCTGAACCTCTTACAGGAGGTACTAATGGTATAGTAACAGGAGGTTCGCATCAATTAGCACTTGATAAATTTGAAGCATTTAGTTTTAATGCACTGGGAGTTATTACAACAGATGACATTATAAAATCTCTATATGTTGCGTATACAAAACGTATGAGAGATGAAGTTGGGGCAAAATTCCAGACAGTGATTTATAATAAGCGAGCTAATTATGAAGGTGTGGTTAATGTTGGAAATAAGGTATTAGATGAAGCAGAGCATGAAGCCAGTCTTGTGTACTTTGTAACTGGAGCTATTGCAGGTAGAGGAATAAATGAAAGTAATACTAACAGAATCTATGATGGTGAATATTTAGTAGATACTGCATATACTCAAACAGCATTAGAAAATGCTATAAAGGCTGGAGAGTTTGTACTACACAGCGTTGGACTTGAGGCAGCAGTGCTTAAAGATATAAATTCACTTGTAACAATTTCTGATACTAAGGGTGATATTTTTAAAGATAATAAGGCTATAAGAATATCGGATATGATTGCAGTGACAATTTCTCAGATATTTAATGTGAAATACCTTGGAAAAATTGGAAACAACAATACGGGACGTCTTAGTTTTTGGGTGGATTTAATTAGAATTCTTGGAGATATTAGAGATATGGGGGCGATAGAGCCTTTTGCAGATGAAGATATCGTAGTATTTGCAGGTGAAGATAAGAATGCAGTAGAAGCAGAAATGAACATTACAATAATAGGAACAATGGAACAGTTATATATGACTGTCCATGTTTCGTAAGGAGGTATAGAATATGGCTGATAATGTAACAATGAGGGCAAGAGATACAATAAGTGGTTCAACTGGGTGTGCATATGTAACCATTGATGGTGAAAGACGTAAGTTATTAGAACTTATAAATATTGAAGCTAATGTGAAAAAGACAAAAGTAAAAGTACCTATAATGGGAAGAACCGGAAAGGGTAATAAAGCTACCGGCTGGGAAGGTACTGGAAAAGCTAAAATACATTATGTAACAAGTGTGTTTCGTAAACTTTTACTTAAATATATGCAAACTGGTGAGGATACATATTTTGATATTCAAATTGAAAATGAAGATAAAACTTCAGGTACAGGCAGACAAACAATAGTTTTAATTGACTGTAACATTGATGATGGGATACTTGCAAAGCTAGATGCAGACGCAGAATACCTTGATGAAGAAGTTAGCTTTACATTTGAAGATGCAAAAATGCCAGAGGAATTTGAACGCCTATTAGGCATGAACTGATAACTATTCGATGGCCCTGCTCTATGTGAGCAGGGTTAAATTAAAATATGAGAGGATATTAAGAGATGAGTAATTTAAGAGGATTTTTTAAGAGTGAGAAAGCAGTTAAAAAGAATGCACAATATGCAGTATCTAAGGAATTTAAAGATGAAAAGGGTAAACCGTTAAAATGGGTTATTAAGCCAATTACGACGAAGGAAAATAATGCTTTGCGTGAGGAATGTACAGTAGAAATTCCTATCACCGGAAGGCGAGGGCAGTATAGACAAAAGTTTAATTATGATAAGTATTTAATTAAACTTTTGTGTGAATCTGTAGTAGAACCAAATCTTAATGCTAAGGAACTTCAAGATGATTATGGTGTTATGTGTGCCGAAGATTTGATAGTTGAAATGGTTGATAATGTTAGTGAATTCAATGATTTTGTAACATTTGTGAATGATTTTAATGATTTTATAGATATTAATGACAAGGTAGAAGAAGCAAAAAACTAATTGAGGAGGATGCAGATGCAGGGTATGCATATTATTGTTTACATAAACTGCATATGCTACCCTCTCAATTTTTAGCCTTGGAGGATAGTGAAAAGGCTTTTATAATTGCTGCAATTAATATTAAAGGTGAACGGAAAAAAGAGGAACAAAAGGAAATAGAGAGGAGGTCTAAAAGGTAATGTTAAATGAAACAATACAATTATATGACCGTATGTCGGCATCATTAATGAATGCAACTAATGCAGCTAATGTAGCATTTGCCGCATTTGATAAATTTAGTGCGAGTGCTTCTATGCCTATAGATACATCAAGCATAGATAGGGTAAGCGATGTTTTTAATAAAGCAACACAATCAATAAATGAGTTTAATGATAAGGCACAAAATATTATATCACCAGCGTTGCCACCTATATCAGGACCTCCTCAGCAGGAGATGCCTGTAGCGTGGCAATCGTCAGATATGGAGATATTTACAAATACGGGAGCTGAACGGTTTGAAAGAGAAATATCAAGTGCAAGTGAGATGATTGAGAGGCTTAGAAATTCACAATCAAAAGTTACACAACAAGCATTAAATATGAATATACTGCCGGGTAATGCAGTTAATTCATTAATAAGTGTAAACGACAGAATTGCTGTATTAAAACAGAAAATTGAAGATATTGGAAATAATCCGATAAATATTGCTTCTGAAAATTCTAATGCAGAACTTGAGAATCTTAGAGGTCAGTTAATAGAAGCAGTTAGTGCTCAGGAAAAACTGAATATTGCAATGAAAAGTATGGATATTGGAGAAATTAACACTGCATATTTGAGGTTAAATGGAACAATCAGTGGAGTGGAACAGCAAATAAGGGATGGAACAAATGAACAAATGTCCTTTAATAAAGCAGTAGATTCTGGGGCTAATAACACAAGTAATCTTGCCAGTAAAGTAATGGGGTTAGTTGGTAAATATGCGGGAATGGATGAAATAAAAAAACTATTCAATCTCAGTGACAGCATGACTCAAATTAAGGTACAACTGGATTCAATGAATGACGGGCTGCAAACTACCGAACAGCTTAACTCTATGATACAGACATCTGCGCAGAATTCAAGAAGTTCATATATGGACATGGCAAATGCAGTTACCGCATTTGGTTCACAAGCAAATGGTGCTTTTGACAATACTCAAGAGATTGTATCATTTGCTGAAGAGATTAATAAAATGTTTATTGTGGCAGGAACTGATACACAAGGGGCAGAATCAGTTATGAATACTCTTACGCAAGCTATGAGTTCTGGAGTGATTAGCGGGCAAGAATTAAATACTGTACTTAACGACGCAGGACCTATCGTTCAAAGTATTGCAGATTATATGGGAGAGCCAATTACAAAAGTACAAGAGCTGGCAGAACAAGGTCAAATTACATCTGATATTATTAAAAATTCTTTGTTTGCGGCGAGTGAGTCTACAAGTACAGCTTTAGAAGATATACCAATTACTTGGAGTCAAATATGGGATGATATATCAAATCGTTTATTAGCTGCTTCGCAGCCAATTCTAGAATTTATTTCGTTTTTGGCTCAGAACTGGTCTTATATTGAACCAATTGTTTTGGCAATTGCAGTAGCTGTTGGAGTATATACCGCAGCGATGGCTATTAAAACGGCTACAACATGGCTGGCTGTAACCGCGAATACAGTTTTAAATTCAACACTACTGGCAAATCCGATAATGGTGATTGTAATAGCTATACTTGTTATAGTCGCAGTAATATATAATTGGGTTCAATCCATTGGAGGTATAAAAATAGCATGGGCTATAACGATGAATGTAATTAAGACCACATGGGATCTTATAAAGCTATCCTTAGCATCAGGAATTGCATATATTCTTGATAAATTTGATGCATTTAAATTAAAGATTGCGGAAGTAGCAATGGGAATAGCTAATTATATGGGAGATTTAAAAGTAGATATTTTAATGATATTGGAATCAATGGTTAATGGGGCAATAGATATAATTAATACTTTAATAACACAAGTCAATACGATTCCAGGTATTTCAATTGATGCTGTAGCAACTGTGACATTTGGAACATCTGCATCAATTAAAAATATTGAAGAAAAAGCAAGGAGAGAGGCAGAATTTGCTGAATATAAGGCTAATATTCAGCGCAATATGGATGAAAGAAGACAATCTATTGAGGATATGGCGCTTGAGACTCAGGCTAATTTAGAACTTAGGTTAGGTGAGATAGAAAAAATGAAAATTGAAGCTGAAAGAGATTCGACAGCTTCGAGTCCGGATGTAGATACATTTGATGGAGGCGCTATGGATGAACTTGTAAATAACACTGGCGATATATTAAATAATACTGCTGGTACTGCAAATAATACAAGTGCTATTGCAGACAGCTTAGATGCTACAGTAGAAGAATTGCAATACATTAGGGATATGGCTGAACAAGAAGTTATCAATAGATTTACTACGGCAGAAATAAAAGTTGATATGACTAATAACAACACTATAAAAAATGGCAGTGACCTTGATGGAATGGTGAGATATCTAACCTCAAGTGTTAATGATGCTATGCATGAAGTATCAGAAAGGAGTATGGCATAATGTATGAATTTTATATAGATGGAAAACTCTTTCCGGTACCGCCTCCTAAAATGGATATAAAGATAAAGGGACGAAATGAAACAATAACACTTATTAATGAAGGTGAAATAAATTTACTTAAGACTCCCGGATTAACAGAAATAGATCTTGAGGTATTATTGCCGAACTCTTATTTTCCTCATGCTATTTATGAAAATGGTTTTGAGCCGGCAGAAAATTATCTTGATATTCTTAGAACTTGTATGATTGAAAAAAAGTCATTTCATTTTATAGTTACAAGAGAGGGACTTTTTGGTACAAATATGACAATGGCTTTGGAGAACTATACTATAAAAGAAATAGGTGGAACATCAGATATAACAGTAAGCATAAATTTAAGGCAGGCTCCTAATTATGGTACTAAATTGGTTACAGTAATAGAAGAAAATAAGGTATCGACTGAGTCTAGCAGAGAAAATTCAGATTCACCTGCCCCAACAGAAGAGCCTAAAGTTTATACTGTAGTAAAGGGAGATTCTTTGTGGAAAATAGCAAAGCAATTTTATGGAGATGGTGCAAAGCACCCTAAAATCTATGAAGCAAATAAGGCAGTTATAGGTGGGAATCCTAACTTGATTTATGCAGGACAAGTATTTACTATTCCAATGTAAGGAGGGGTATATGATAGAATTGCTTATTAAAAATGATACAGGTTTATATGCTCCTCCAATAAAAGAAAATATTGAATGGAGCACTGAACGTGAGGGTGTTCCGGGTAAGCTGGAATTTACTATAATAAGTCAGGGGGTTGCCTTTGAAGAAGGCAATCATGTAAGACTTAAGGTTAATAACAAAGAAGTTTTTTATGGTTTTATATTTTCAAGAAAACCTAAACTGGATGGTTTGGTTCAGATAACCGCATATGATCAGCTTAGGTATCTTAAAAATAAAGATAGCTATATTTTTGAAAATACTACAGCTACGGAGATAATTAGTCAGGTAGCATCTGATTTTAAATTACAAACAGGTGTATTGGAAGATACTGGATTTAAGATAGTTAGTCAGGTTGATAATAATTCAATGTTATTTGATATGATTCAAACTGCTTTAGATTCAACTCTTTCAGCTCGAAAAGAAATATATGTATTATATGATGATTTTGGAAAGTTGACCTTGAGGAATATAGGAAATATGAAGGTGGGTGTATTGATAGATGTTGATACAGCAAAGGCATATGATTATACAATATCTATAGAAGGTGAAACTTATAATCAGATTAAACTTGTCAAGGATAATGATAAAACAGGGGTTAAAGAGGTGTTTATTTCAAAACATACTGAAAATATGAATAAGTGGGGAATGTTACAGTATTATGAAGAAATGCAAACCAGCGACAATGGGCAAGTTCAAGCTGATGCATTTTTATCTTTATATAATAAGAAGACTCGAAAACTTGATATATTAGATGCTTTTGGAAGTATTGATGTAAGAGCAGGATGTATGTTACCTGTAAAATTAAATTTAGGAGATGTTAGTATTAATAATTATATGATAGTGGAATCTTGTAAACATAAGTTTGGGGAATCTACGCATTTTATGGATTTAAAATTAAGAGGAGGTGAATTTGTTGTCTGAGAGTGCAAATGAATTTGTAAAGATTATGAAAAAGGCTGCCAATGAAGTGTTTATAGTTAATAAACCTTGCAACTTTTTGTTTGGAACAGTGAAATCCATAACTCCTATTAATGTTGAGGTGGAACAACAAAAAGTTCCATTAGGTGAATTGCAGCTTGTTATACCTAAATGTTTAACTTCTTATTCTGTTCAAATGATGTTTGAAGGTAGGAGTACAACTGCGACTATTGATAATTCGCTGAAAATTGGGGATAAAGTGGTGCTGTTACAAAAACAAGGTGGACAACAGTTTTTAATACTAGATAGGTTGGTGCAGATATGATACCTGTTAATAACTTAATAAGTACAGAACTAGAGTTTGTAACTCAGCCAAGCAGAGATTTTAAGATAGATATGCTTAATAATCGGATAGGTGGTATTATTACAGATTTAGACGCAGTAAGACAAGCTGTGTTTATGATTTTGAACACTGAAAGATATAATACAGTGATACATAACTGGAACTATGGTATAGAACTAAAAGGACTTTATGGCAAGCGTATGGGATATGTACAATTAGAGTTGACAAGGCGAATAAAGGAAGCATTAATACAAGATGAGAGAATTATTGATGTTACAGATTTTGTGTTTACATATCCGCTGAAAGATATTATTAAAGTAGAGTTTGATGTATTGACAGTACATGGATTATTAAAGGAAAGTAGTGAGGTGAATATATAAGTGGAATATACATATGAGGCTATACAACAAAGAATGAGAGAGAATGCCCCATCTAATATTGATAAGAGAGAAAGTAGTGTGTTTTATATTGCCACAGCACCGGCTGCTGTGGAATTGGCGATTGCTCATACGAGATTTGATAACTTGGAAAAAAATTCGTTTGCTGATACGGCAAGCCGAGAATATCTTATAAGAAGAGCTAGGGAACGAGGGTTATACCCTCACCCTGCGCATCCGTCAATTTTAAAGGGTGTATTTGAACCAAATACTCTTGAACTTGAAATAGGCAAGAGGTTTTCTATTGATAATTTGAATTATGTGGTTATTGGAAAAATATCGGCAGGAGAGTATCAGCTTGAATGTGAGGTGGCAGGAAGTATTGGAAATACGAGATTTGGAAATTTGCTGCCTATTGAGTTTATACAAGGTCTTAGGTCAGCTATGCTTGTGGATTTGTTGATTCCAGGGGAAGATGAAGAGGATACAGAAGCATTTAGAAAGAGATATTTTGATAGTTTTAATTTGCAGTCGTTTGGCGGGAATATAAGTGATTATCTGGAAAAAACGAATGCAATAGCAGGTGTAGGGAGTACAAAGGTATCTCCTGTTTGGAATGGAGGCGGAACAGTATTATTAACTATATTGGATGCTGAATTTAATAAAGCAAGTGATGTATTAGTCAATACGGTACAGCAAACTATTGATCCGACAGGAGATGGTTATGGATTTGGTTTGGCACCTATAGGTCATGTGGTTACTGTACAAACGGTAAAAGAGATAAGTTTATCAATTTGTACAAGGATAACTTTTGACATGGGCTATACTTTTGAGGGGCTGAGAGTGCAGATAGAACAGGCAATAAAAGGTTATTTATTAAGTTTAAGGGCTGAATGGGTAAATACAAATGGTATTGTAATTCGTGTAGCACAAATAGAGTCCGCAATTCTTGCTATTTCAGGAATAGCAGATATTTCGGGAACTAGCATAAATGGTGTTTTTGGGAATTTAAAGTTATTAGAATTTGAAATTCCAAGTTTTGGAGGGATAGATAATGGATAGAGAAATAAATCTTGAAGTTTATATACCGGAGCACTTAAAAACTATTAAGGAATTTAGTGTGGTGTCAAATGCAGAAAATCCTGAATTTGCTTTTTTGAGCAATAAAATATCGAATAATTTAGATAATCAATTTTTTATGTCTTGTGATAAAGAGGGGATTATGCGTTATGAGAAACTTTTAGACATTTTACCGCAGTCAACAGATACTTTGTCAGAGCGAATATTTAGGGTGAGTACAAAGTGGACTGCGTCTTTGCCGTATACGCATAGAATGTTAATTAATATGTTGGATAATTTGATTGGTGTTGGAGAGTATTTACTGCAACTTGATAATTCAAAGTATGAAATTGCTGTAATAATTGAACTTACAAGCAAAAAAAGTTTAATTCAGGTAAAAGAATTAATTAGAAGAGTCATACCGGTAAATTTAGGTTGTTCAGTATCTTTAAGATACAATAACTACGAGAAATTAAAAACTTTTACTTATGGTATGTTGGAAAGTTATAGGCATAAATATATAAGAAATGAGGTGTTATAATGGAATTTACAGAGAATTTTAATTTTAGGAAACCTTCTCAGGAGGATTTTTATAATATTGAGGATTTTAATAAAAATGTAGATTTAATTGATATGCAGTTAAAGGAGTTTGAGGATACTAAACTGGAGGCTGACAGTGATATATCTAAGAATATAATTAAGAGTTTAGATAATGTGTCAAGTGAATTTCCGACAATAACTGCGGGGGATACGGCAAAGGGTGCATTGGGCAAAATCAAAAAATTTATAGATGATTTTAATAAAATGAGGTCAGCATTGGTTATGGTTGGGAGTATAGTTGATAATAGTGTTACTGATAGGAAAGATTTAGCGGTGTCTGCTAGGCAGGTTATGTTGTTGGCACAGCAGAATGCAGCGTTAAATAATAGTTTAACTCCTACAGCTTGGCAGAATTTAACGCTTATAAATGGTGCTACAGAATATTTAACAGGTGTTCCTGTTCGATTTCGTAAAACAGGGGCTATTGTAGAAATTTGGGGTGAAATCCGATTTAAGGGAATGAATACCAATGATGCTAATGTATTTGCTATTCTGCCAGTAGGATTTCGCCCTGCTGTACATGTTAAATCCATATGCCAAGGTTCTTTTAGAGATAAATGGCTGTTGAATTTATATACAAATGGTAATCTGGCTGCTGGCAGATATGGTGATTATAATAATCCAACGCTAGACGGTAGTGAATGGCTACCTTTTTATGTTCTATTTGTAGTAGCCTAAACAGCAACAACCGTTAAAAATGTGCTATGGTTATAAGATTGTATTTCATCACCACGGTGTCCTTTTACATGAATACTTATATTATTATTTTCACTTACACTGCATAGCCTTGTACTTACACTAAAATGCTTGAAATTGGCAGATATTGTGTTATATGACCTAGCCACCAAGGTAGTATTTACAAGTATATCTATCTCTTTACTACCTAATGTAATATTGTTAAAGAAGTATATTTGTGCTGAAATTAATACATGCCTAACCCCAGCACCAATTACTATATTTCCATTTTGTAGAGATAGTCCAGTTCCTTTTGAAACTGAACTACTCAAAGGAAGTTTTTCATACTCATTGTTACTCTTAACAAAAAGACTTCCTAGGAATGCAGATATCGCAGGTTTATTATTTAAACTATTATTTAATTATCTATAGATAAAAAAGAAAAGAGGAAAAAATGACAAAAAAATATGAATATATAAAGATTGATAATTTTGAAGTTGAATATCCCATAAACTATATAATACTAGAGAGTAGTAATGTTATAGAAATTCAGTTTGTTAATGAAATTCCTAATAAATTAGGAGATGTAAGCCTTTATACAAAAGGTGGATAACTTTGTAATATATTTAAAGGCTTCAAGACAATATATAGAACAACAGTAGAAGAAAAAATATATTGGTTAAGTAATAATGACAGTATTTATAAAGAAGCCGAAAAAATAGCAGAAATGGAATATAAAGAATATATACCAACATTAGAAGAATTAAAAGCTATAAAGAAAAGTGAAATAGCTTCTGTTTGCACTAAAATAATAGAGGCGGGAGTAATTATTGAAGGGGTAGGGAGCTTTAGGCTAACGGAAAAAGATCAAATTAACTTAATGGGAATGAATGCTAAAATACTTACTAATGCAGATGCATTTGAGTATCATGCAGATGGTCAGCCTTGTAAGTTTTATACGAGGCAAGAAATGACTTTGATAATAAACACAGCAATGCAGTATATAGCTTATCACACAGCATATTGTAATAGTTTGAATATTTGGATTGCAAATGCAGAGGAGGATGAACTAAAAGATATTGCATATGGTGTAGAAATACCCAAGAAATATATAAGTGAAGTACTAAAAGTATATCTAGAGGGAATTAACAATGGATAAGATACTCAAATATTTGTTTCTTTGGGTAGTAGGTGGAACCGTTTATGTAGGTATAGAACTTGTGTATAGAGGGTACAGCCACTGGGCAATGTTTGTATTAGGAGGTATTTGTTTTATTTGTCTGGGACTAATTAACCATGCAATAGAATGGACGATGCCTTTATGGAAGCAAGTTAGCATAGGTGTAATTATTGTTACAGTACTAGAGTTTATAGCAGGGTGCATAGTAAATATTTGGCTAGATTGGGAAGTGTGGAATTATTCCATGCTTCCTTTTAATATACTTGGGCAGATATGCCCGCAATTTATAGTGTTATGGTTTCCAGTTTGCCTATTTGGTATTGTTTTGGATGATTGGGTTAGATATTTGTTTTTTGGAGAGAAAAGACCATATTATAAATGCTTCCAAAGTTAATTAATAGCTTCTATAATCAAAATGGAGGTACTTGATAATGAAAGATAATGTAATAAATAATATCTTGATGTGTATGATAGATAGACTAGACATGTCAGAGATACAAGAGTTAAAAGAAATATTATATATCCAATTGAATGAATATGATTTGGTTGAGAAAGAAACAAGTATAGTTGTAAGAGATAATAGTAGTGAACATTTAATTGGGGAATATTTATATGCAATGGAAGTTAGCGGCAGGTCTGTAGGTACTCTGCTGCAATATAAAAGAGCAATTTTATCATTTATATATAGCATAGGCAAACCTTTGAATATGATTACAACAGAGGAAGCAAGGGTATATTTATACAAATATAAACATAGCGGTGTTCAAAATTCTACGCTGGATAATGTCAGACGCTATCTTAATGCATTTTTTAATTGGTTAAGAAAAAATAAACGATTAGTATACAACCCAATTGAAGCGGTTGGTACTATAAAACAAGAAATAAAGATAAAGGATAGGTATAGCAAGGAAGATTTAATATTGATGCGTAATGCATGTAATAATAAGCGTGACTTGGCACTTATTGATTTTTTGGATGCAACAATGGCAAGGGTGAGTGATGTAGTTAAGTTGAATCAAAAAGATATCGATTTTAATGCAAAAGAATGTAGGGTGAGTGGAAAAGGTAATAAACAAAGAAAGGTATATTTCTCTGATTGTGCTAGTATAAATTTAAAAAATTATGTTGACAGTAGAATTGATAATAATAATAATGCATTATTTGTTAGTTTAAATAAGCCTTATGCAAGGTTGTCTGATAATGGAATTAGACAGTTGTTGAAACGTTTAGAAAAGCAATCAAAAGTTGAGCATATATATCCTCATAAGTTTAGACGTACAGGGGCAACTGTGAGAGCGGAAAATGGAATTAACTCAGTCGTACTGCAACACCTTCTTGGTCATGAAAGTTTTGAAACAACAAGAAAATATATAGTGATGTCAGAAAATGTTATCAAAGTAGAATATTTAAGAACCACATAGGGCAAATTAACGATATAGGCTCTTTTGAAGAAGTTATTTCAAGGAGGGCCTATTAAGTTTGTGTTATAGTATGGGGATTTGTTTTACAGAATATATCAAAAATTTAGTGGCATTAAAAAGGAGACAGAGAGATGGAAAAAGAAGAAATAAAAGCACTGACTGAAACAAGTGCGAGAAGCAAGAGTAATACTAGAAGAATAGAAAAATTAGAAGAAGTAGTTGATGCAATACATGGATTTGCTAAGAATTTAGCAGTGATGAATGTAAATATTGAGGGCATGAATAATACTTTGGTAAATTTGGTGGGAAGAGTAACGAGTATAGAAAATAGGGAAGTAAATGAAGTAAGAAAAACCAAATGGGAGCTGAAGCGCTCAATAATTAATACACTTGTGGGGGTGATGATTGGTGGAGTGTTTGCATATGTAATGATGGTTATAAACATGATGTAGTTATGTAAGGGAGAATGGTAATATGAGTAAACAATGGATTAAAGCGGCAGGTATAAGGGCAATTAAAACAGTGGCACAAACAGCGGTAGGTGTTATTGGAACAGGTGCATTAGGTGTATTTGATGTTGATTGGGTAACAATAGCATCAGTTTCAGTGATGGCAGGAGTGCTGTCGATTTTGACATCACTTGCAGGATTACCAGAGGTTTAGGTGAGAAAACAATATTAAATTTTTAATGCAATGGAGGAACAACAATTAGCTGTGTCTTTTTTTACGAGCAAGCTGTATTAAGAGTTTTAGTAAGTTAAGATATTAGGAAGAACTCTGCGTCTTGTTTAATACAAAGAATAGAGGTTGTAATATGAGAATCGGTATAAATTGTGGGCATACAATAAGCGGTGCAGGAAGTGGGGCAATAGGAATTCTAAATGAGTCTGTAGAAACTCGTAATGTAGGTAATGCATTAATGTATATTTTA